CACAACGCGCACCTGAAGGCCGCCTAAATTGCTTTTGCCCAAGAACAAGCTACCCCCATATTCACGAACCGTATCCTGAACGATTGCCAAACCAAGCCCAGTGCCTGGCTTCGTTTCATCAACGCGGTTACCCCGTTTCAATGCGGCATCAATCTTGTCGGGAGCAAGACCAGGGCCATCATCCTCAATCAGAATCTCGAACTGGCGTTGCACATCCGCCGCAGGTCGCAGAACGATCTTGATCCGTCGACGTCCCCATTTGCCCGCGTTTTCCAGAAGATTACCGACAATTTCTTCCAAATCTTCTTTTTCACCAGCGAAAACCGCATCCGGCAGAACATTTCTGAATGCAATATTGAACGACGGATTGAGCTTTGCAGTCACGCGCTCCATACGCTCAAGCACAGGTGTAACCAGAGTTCGAAATACGACACTATCCCGTTGCGCAGCAATCCGAGCGCGCTGGAGATAGTGTTGTATCTGAACCTGCATGGCCTCGCTTTGCTCAAGCACCACGCGGCCCTGTTCACCACCCATGGTACGCGCTTCATTCGTCAGCACCGAAAGCGGTGTTTTCAAAGAATGGGCAAGATTGCCGACCTGGGTTCGCGAGCGCTCAACAATGCGGCGGTTATTCTCGATAAGCGCATTCATCTCGTTTGCCAGCGGTGCAATTTCCAGCGGCAGCGACGTGTCGAGTTTGGCCGATCGTCCCTCGCGAATATCAGCTAAAGCCTGACGCACTTTATCAAGTGGTCGCAAACCAAAGAGAATAATACCAGCATTGATGAACACGCTGCCAAGGCCGAAAATCGCCAGATAAAGAGCCAACTTGCTTCTGAAGTCTGAGATTTCATTCATCACTTCGCTGAGATTGCCCATGACACGGAAGCGTGCGACGCGATTGTCGTTATCGAGAACAACTTCGGTCTCGACAATATAGAGCTCTTCACCGTTCAGGCCTGGCAGCGTGTAGCTGCGCATAAACGAGCTATCAAAGGGCGCCTGCGTGATCGGCATTTCAGGCACGATGCGCCCGACCGAGGATAGCGACTGGAGTTTGCCGGAAACATTTGAGGAAACGGGATCTACAGACCAGTACCAGCCAGAAAGCGGACTGGAATAACGCAGTTCGCCCAGCTCCGGACGCCCTTGAAGGGTGCCTTCCGGAGAGATGCTCACAGCACCGACGAGACTGAAAAGGTGCGCAGTCAGAAGACGTTCAAAGTTGTTGCGCGCAGCATCGCCATAAAGCGTGCTTATCAATGTCGCGACAACAACAAGCGCCAGAATGACCCAAAGCGTCGAAAGGGTTACGACGCGTATCGCAAGAGAACGCAGAGGGGGAAAAATGCTAAGAAGCTTCAGTTCCCGCTCCCTTTCACATCTGTATTTCCTTCCGAACGGATACGATAGCCCATGCCACGTACCGTTTCGATCAAGTCAACGCCCATCTTCTTGCGCAAACGGCCGACAAAGACTTCAATCGTATTGGAATCTCGGTCAAAGTCCTGATCGTAAAGATGCTCGACCAGCTCGGTGCGCGACACCACTTCGTCCATATGATGCATCAGATAGGAAAGCAGCCGATATTCGTGCGAGGTAAGCTTCAGCGCCACACCGTCAATACTGGCCTTTGAGGTCTTGGTGTCCAAATGCAGCGGACCGCACACCAGCTCCGACGAAGCATGTCCAGCCGCACGTCGGATAAGCGCACGCAGTCGCGCCAGCACTTCTTCGATATGAAAAGGCTTTGCGACATAATCGTCGGCACCAGCATCGATACCTGCAACTTTATCGCTCCATCGATCACGGGCGGTCAGCATGAGAACAGGCATTGTACGACCGCTGCGGCGCCAACGCTCAACAACACTGATACCATCCATCTGCGGCAGACCGATATCGAGGATCACGGCATCATAGGGCTCGGTATCACCGAGATGATGACCTTCTTCGCCGTCAAAGGCACTATCGACAACATAGCCCGTAGCAACCATCGCATCCGAGAGCTGCCTGTTCAGGTCCTTGTCGTCTTCAACGATCAGGATACGCAAGTTTAAAGCTCCTCGCAGGAACGCATTACTGTGCGGGGACGGCCACTTCTACACGGCGCGGGCGTTCGCCATCGCGGCCAGGTACGAGCACAACGATCACACACATGGCACGGCCATTTTGCGTGGTTGGTGTTGCCTTGGCCAATTGGCCACCCTGTGAGGCTGCCACTTGTTCTCCAACTGCCGCGCAATCACCAGCGGCAGCGACCAGAAGATTGGACTTCTGTGGCGTCGCAATTGGCAGGGCACCGGCATCAACCGGCAACAGACCAATGCTAACGGCCAGAAGCGCGAAAATTTTGAGAGCAGGGTTCTGTTTCATCATGTCCCTTATATAGCGCCTCCCAGCTGAACGATGCATGAACGATACACTCTGCTTGTCGACACAAAGGAAATTATGCTCATAAAACAGCTTCAACCCCATATCCGGATTGAAGCCATTCTAAACTATTGTTTTTATGCATAATATCAACCGGAACATCAGTCAATATTCCGGTTTCATGCATCTTTTCAAAACCTTGCTATCACGGATTATAAAATTATGAAATGCGTGAAGTTGCCCCTATGCGCCCAAAAACGGCGATAAGGCCGGCAATAGCTGTAGCAAGTTGCAACAAAATATCTGTCAAAGCCCCCTGATCCACAGTTTCACTGACCAGACCAAAAGCTCCAGCAAGTGATAGAAACAGGGCAACAAGGCCTGCCCAGACTGTGCGAGAAAGATACCAAGGCTTATCTTCGATCATGACTTTTCCTTTCTAAATTCAGATCCCGCTTGAAATATCAATGGAAGCAAAATCCCCTGCTCCAATTTTAGAACTCACCATTGCAACGCGAAGCTGGAAGTCGCTGGCCCCCAAATCCGAAAGCCGGTCTGCACCGGGGTAAATCCAGGAAGCCGCTTGCACCTGAACGCTTCGGACAAGCACATCCGAACGCCAAATTTCGACCTGATAGGCTTCGCGCTCTTCACCCAGTGGAATCTCTTCCCCAAGCCAGCTATCGGCATCAACACGTCCACGCCTGATCCAGCCAAACAACAGATCATTATTACTGAGCCGATCTGATCTGAGGTGAACGGGACTCAATGGTTTCGACGCCTGCACACCGCCGGTTGCTTTTACGGTGTCGAAAAAATCATCCGAGAACGATTTACCGGCCGCCCCAATGCGCCAGTTGAGTTCCAACCCGATTTCAGATGTTTGCAAACCTATGCTTTGAACGCCCCCATCCAGCAGGATGAAGGGCGTACCCGTCGGCTTTTCATTGAGGCTAATGGCTTCTGTGCCAAGCTGCCCGCGCAAAAGACTGCTTAAGCGCCAATGGTTATGGCCGATTTCTTGAGCCTCAAGAAACTGCAGTACCTCCCATTTTCCATCGGAGGACTGCACAAGCGCGGTATTGGCACCATTCAGGATTTGCGTGAACGGTTTCGATTCCAACTCACCCGAATACAGCACCAGTTCCAGTGTTTGACCATCGATAAGTCGCCCACTTGCCCCTCCGGGCAATGGAGCTGTCAGCTCACCCATAACGGCGCGTTCGCCGATCAGGCCACGCTCGACAAAGCCGTCATCGGAGGGCGAGGCATAAGTCGCGACCCCACGCCAAGGCTTCGCATGACAGGCAATGCGAAACTGACCAGCCGGATCTTCTGCACCCGGCCAGAGTGGCAGGTCGATGAGATGAAATATCGGCTTCATATCCGAAACAGGTCCGCCCGGCGTCAGCTGCGGCGTTTCTCCCCTATCAGCAAAAGCCACATTGGGTGCCAGCGCCACAGCCTTGACCACCCGCACCTCTCCGTCTTCGAGAGACGACACAACATAATCGCGTCCACCGCCCAGCATATCGAGCCGCACACGATCCCCGACATGCAGGGCAGCCTCAGACCACGGCAATGAGAAACTTGCTGTCCGCCTTTCGGCATAACGGCGCGCCATCCAGGCTTCTGCGAGTGCAGTCGCCTGTCCCGCTTCCATTGAGCCGGAGAGGCTGAGGCTTTCCGTGCCTTGGCCCATATCGCGCCGCACCGATGCACCGACCACCTGAAAATCACGCAGCGGATCGTTGCAGTAAAGTTCAGCTACCGAAGGTAAATCGCCCTGATCCTCAAGAACCGCGGTCAGCGCTTCGCCATCGGTCGGTTTAACAAGCACAGCCGCCACGTCGAGTACAGGGGCCACGCGACCAATGCTACGGAACTTGAACTGCCCTGACTGTTCGAAGCCCTGCACACCAAACACATTCATCAGTGGCTCCAGCACACCGCGAGCCGTGCTGGGCTCTGAAATCACGAAGCCAGTCAGATGCCCATCTGCGCCTGTGCAGTCTGCTTCCGGCAATCCAAAATCTGCGAGGATAGCTGCAATAAGCTCATCAAGTGCAACACCGCTCATGCGGCCATTGAGCCAATGTCCCAACCGCCAGTTTGGCGTGTCTCTCCACACATCGGCTTTTAGCGGAAACTCCGGAAAAGGTCTCGTATCCCATGACCAAAGATAGACGCGATCCATGTCGAGCATCGGCCCGCCATAGATGGAGGAAACTGGGTTCCTATCCGGCCAGTAGTGATAATGCGCCCGCAGAAAGCGATCCATGGCAATATCGGAACGCGCCCCATTCGAAAAATAGGGTGTCGCGTTTTCCGAGGATTTCGGATCAGGGAACACATTAGGCTGGTTTGGTCCTTTATCGACCGCAGGGCATCCCAGTTCGGTGAACCATATGGGCTTTGATTGTGGTGCCCATGCCGTTGGCGCAAGAGCCTCAGCACCATCAATGCGATTATAGTGCGGGTTGCTCCACCATGAGCGAATGTCTTTGTATCGGTAAACCCATGGCTTGCCCGCAAGCCCATCCGTGATTGGTGTGCGCTTGCGCTGCTCACGGTTTTCGCTATTGGCATAATACCAGTCGAACCCCTCACCCGCTTCGATGTTGCTGCTCAAACCATCAAGATCGTAAGCGCCTTCAAAACCATCAGGGTTGCCACCATCCAGGTCGCCGTCTCGCCAGTCAGCGAGCGGCATATAATTATCGATACCAATGGCATTGATGGCTGGATGCGCCCATAGCGCGTCAAGATTGAAGAAGAGATCGCCGGTGCCATCCTGTGCCTGATAACCGAAATATTCAGTCCAGTCCGCGCCATAACTGATGCGACAGCTCTGCCCGAGTTTCGTGCGCATTTCGGCTGCAAGCGTGCAGAGATGGGTTACAAACGGAAAGCTGTCGCGGCTTTCGCGGATGCTGGTAAGACCACGCAGTTCGGAACCCAGCAAAAACGCATCAACTCCGCCCGCCTGCATTGCGAGGCTTGCACAGTGATTCAGAAAACGTCTGTACCCCCATGTTCCGTTGACGAAAGCTGTAACCTGATTGGCCGCTTCCAGCGTCTTGTCAGGTGATCCAGAGATACCAATCGCGGGACTACAGGTTATGCGCCCACGCCATGGGTAAACGGATTGTCCCACACCGCCGTAAGGCGACGGCAACGAGTTGCCGGCGGGAACATCCATCATGATGAAAGGATATAGCGTTACTTTCAGGCCGCGCGCCTTGGCATCGCGAATTGCATCAACCACACTCTGGTCGGATGGTGTACCACCATAGGCCGCTCCCTCGCCGCTCTGGGAAATCAAGTGCGCTCCGCTGCGCGTAACACTCTCAACTTTCCATGTCTGGCTCGACGACAAAGCACTCTGATGCGTAACACCGGGGCGTATCTGGCAATATCCCGCGCGCAAGTCATCGCCAAACCACGGCAGGACAATCGCCACATGCTGCAACTGAGGACAAAGCGACTGCAGCTCATCCATAGCAACCGTCCAATCGCTGCGGCCGCGTTTTGCATTGCGATTAAGCGTGCGGCTTTCACCGGGCGACGGTCGATCCGTAACGGGAGTTGGTGAAAGACCGAACTCGGTTGAACCTGGAATAAGTGCTACAGCACGGACCTCTCGCGCCAGCTTCCCAACCGGACGCAGAACCTCGAACTGAAACTGCGGCAGGCGATTGCCAAAGACATCAAGCGGAATACGCTCAAACACCACATAGGCCGTTCCGCGATAGGCGGGTGCATTGCCTGTGCCTTGCTTGGCTTCAATCAGCGGATCGGGCTGCTGCGTATCCGTGCCGTGATAAATGCGCATTTCGATTTCGGTAAGATCAAGCTCCTGCCCGTCGGCCCAGACACGGCGAATGCCAGCTATTTCCCCCTCTGCAACAGCATAGGCTGCGTTACCGAAATAGCTGTAGGAGGTCACTTTCGGACCACCCTTACCGCCCTGCCGTTCCGTAGTTTTCTTTTCCTCATGCCGTGTCGCCCAGATCAATGTGCCGGAAAGTCTTGCCGTGCCATAGACGAACGGCAGAGCTGCTCCTTCTTCAGCTGTCGCCACGCGCCCGCCATTGAGCCTTGCCCCTTCCATATGGCGGGTGGAGTTGATGATAGCCGTATCGATGACATAACCACCCATTGCGCCAAGCCCTGCGCCGATGGCAGCACCCACAGGGCCAAAAATGCCACCGACGGCAGCGCCCACCGCCTGCAGAACAACAGTCGCCATTGCTTAACCTTCTGGTTCAGGAAAAATGAAAATGCCGGCTATACGTTTTCGCCATTGCGGCACCAGTGCAGAAGCCATCACCCGATGCCCCTCATAGGCATGGATGAAACGGTTCTCACTGGCCATAATGCCAAGATGCTTGGCCGCCATATCGGACCGCCAACGAAAAACGAGGAGATCACCCGGCTGCGGATCAGCGCCTTCGCGGCGCTGCATATGGCGTGATGCGGCTTCAAGCAGCGGATCGCCGTGAGCGGCCTCTGCCCAGTCTGGCGCATAGGTACCGGGACTTTCCGGCTCAGTGCCATAGATCTTGCGCCAGATACCGCGCACGAGCCCAAGGCAATCGCAACTGATACCGCGCGCGGAAGCACCGTGGCGGTAGGGCGTGCCAATCCAGCTTTCCGCCTCCGTCAGAACTCTGTCTGCAATAATCATGGGACCAGCGCGCTCCCGTCATATTCGTTGTTGGAGCTGACATAGGCAAAGGCGGCGTCATTGCCCGGCAGGTGCGGGAAGCCGCGAAAATTTGCGCTATTGGCAAACTTTGCTTTGCAGGTGGCAAAGCTCTTGTCACAGCCTGCCACCAGTCGAAAACCGTCGCCCGGTTTTGCGGCAAGAACTGGCGGTTCTGTGAGATTCAAGCGATTGCCGCTATGTGCGAGGACGCGCACCGAACCGCCCTGATTATCTCCGCTTGTCCATGTGAGCCGCCCTTGTGCAAACCAGTTGCTGGCAAAACCATCGAGCCCACTTACATCGAGAATTGCACCGTCGGAACTTACAACAAAACCAACGGCAAAAAAGCGCGGGTCGTCGATACTCACGCCGCAGCGTTTATCCCCCAGCACCGCATCGCATTGACGCAGAACACGCCGCCCACAGACAGCATCAAAAGTCGCAGCAGCACCTTTCAGTTCCATCACAAATCGGCCACCTGAGCGCGTGATTGCCCCGACTGTCCAGCGCCGCAAAAGCATGTGCTGATCAGGCACATTCCAATTGGCGAGATAGCTCTCGACCACGGCACCATCAAAGCGCCCCTGCTCAATGTCGGTCTCGCTGATGCGTATCGAGGACAACACACCTTCGACATCGCCGCCCGCGATGGAAAGACCGAGCGTTGTTGTGGCTTCACTGCTGTTGAGACCCGTCAATGGTTCGCAGGAAATACCTTCCAGAACCAGCGCCTGGTCGTGATCTGTGAAACCCAGGACCACCTGATCGGAACGTCTGATAAGCCATGCAAAGCAATGGCTTGTCACTTCTCCCTTCAGATGTGATTCAAGTTCTGCCGGGACAGGGATCATGCCTTGACCTCGATAATGGGAATAGAGGGGATTTCACCTGCTTGAAACGAAGCAATGCTCGCCGTTAGGCGGTCTGTGTCGAAGCGCACAGGCACATCGAACAGGAAACCAGCTGTCACCTTTGCGCCATCAGCAGGCACGTAATCGGGGGTAAAAGATGCAATCCCCTTGGCATGGTCGAGCGTATAAGCCTCACCCTCATCGAGCCTTACGCCGTTGACGCCAATCAGCACGGAAGCCGCGACAGGGCGTGTAATCGGTCGACTGTACGCTTCGTAATGTTTGACAAGCTGGAACATGGCTGTTGCGCCATCGCCTGTTCCGATCACCTGATCGGTAAAGGATGGTGCGAAACTGCCCGCAGCCGAAGAAAAGTCGAACGGATCGCGGAAGCGGAAACTATGCAGCGATCCGCGTCTTGCCTCGAAAAAGGCAAGCACCGATTTCAGATCGTCCAGCGACCGCAAACCGGTTCCCGCATCAAAATGTCTGCGTGAATGCGCCCATCGGGCATTGCGCTTTTCAAAGCCTGATGTGAGCGTGACGATTTCATTGCGCCACTCCGGTCCGGCCGTCGCACCGAATGAGACCCCCAGCGGAAAACGAACATCATGAAAAGCTTGCATCTCACATCCTCCGTGCGCCGCGGCGCACAGCACCCGCGAGCATGGTTGACAGCTGTGCTTCGGATTTGCGGAAGGAAGATGCGTCGGGCGATGTCATGTTAAACACGACCTGCACGGGCTTGGAGCCACCGCCGCCGGTGGCAACGCCCAGCCTGCCATCAGCACCCCGCGCCAGCGGCAGGATCGCTTCCGCACCCGCCTCACCCGTCAGGCCCAGCGAACCATTTCCCATGCCAAAGTAAGTGGGGCTTGAAACCACCCCGCCCTTGGCAAAAGGCATGATGCCGCGAATACCGCCCATCACACCCGACATAAGCGAGGAGCCAAGGCTTTGCAGTGGCTGAAGCCCAGCAGAAAGCGCTGAGCCTGCCAGACTGCTGGCAAGCCCGCGCAGCACATCATCAAGCCCCTTGCCAGAAACGATTGCACTTTTCAGTGCC